GCCAACCATTAAGGCTGGTGATACTCTTGTTTGTCGTACTGCTTATATTCTAGCATTCAATTCTACTACACATACACCTGATTGGGTTGCCTGGACATTGACTCCAGAACATGCTATTGGTTGTGTTGTTCGTACGAATGCATTTGCGGCTGACCAGTCTCTTCCTGCTTCCGCCAAGCCATCTGATTATGCTGGTTCTGGTTATGACCAGGGACACCTTGCTAATGATGCTGACATGTCATGGGATTTGGCTGTAGAACGCGAATCATTCTATATGTCTAACATGAGCCCACAGCTACCTTCTGTTAACCGTGGTACATGGAAAAACCTTGAATCGGCTGCTCGTGCATGGGTATATCAGACTAAGCATGCTCATACTATTATTGCTGGTAACATCGGTGGTACTAAGACCATTGGTGCTACTAAGGTAGTTGTTCCTGATTTTCTATATAAGATTGTTACTGATGACGTAACTAAGAAGTCATATGCTTTCTTGTTTCCACACAAGGATGGCGATGATTCTGACTTTACCAAGTATCAGGTGACTGTTGCTGATGTTGAAAAGGCTACTGGGTTAACATTTTCAGTTCCAGACGCTAAGAATGTGAAGAATCCACCAATCACAGCTGATCTCGCTAAGATTGCTGCTGATAAGAAAGCTCAATGTAAGGGATAATCATCAATGATTACTTGTCAAGAATGCGAAGCCGAGTTCGAGGTAGTTCACGATTCTGTTTCGGAACCAGAGTTTTGTCCTTTTTGCTCTGCAAAGCTTCGTTATGAAGACGAGGAAATAGATGAGCAAGACGACTGGTATCCAGATCCTTAATAAATATGGGGAGGAGGACTCCCCATGTGGCTTTACAATGGACTACCGTTAGAAGATATTGGTGATTATGTTGGGTTTGTCTACATAATCACCAATTTAACAAATAACCGAAAATATATCGGTAAGAAAAATTTCTATTTTTCCAAGACAAAACAAGTAAAAGGCAAAAAGAAGCGATTTAAGGTCGAGTCTGATTGGAAAGAGTATTTCGGTTCCAACAAAGAATTGGCTGCAGACGTAAAATCTCTTGGAGAGCAAAATTTCATGAGAGAGATATTAAGGCTCTGTAAGACAAAAGGCGAATTTGGCTATTTCGAAGCTAAATACCAATTCGACAACAATGTTCTCGAAAGCGATGAATACTACAATACATGGATTATGGTTCGAGTACATAAAAAGCACCTTAAATTTGATTTAAAAACAAGTGTCAACGTATGTGCGTGAGGCGCTTGTGGGACGCAACTTTATGGTTGACATAAAATGAAAATTAGGGTAATATAATAATTGAGATGCCCGTGTAGGCCAACAGGTTAGAGTCAGCGGACTTAAAATCCGCACAGTGTCAGTTCGAATCTGACCACGGGCACCAAATTTTAACAGGAGTATATGATGGCACATCCTCATAAGAATCGTCCCCGTAAGGGTCGTCGTAAGATTGGTTCGAAGAAGCGTAAGGCTCGTCGTAACAAGGGTAAGAAGTAATAGAATTGCGGGCGTGGTATAAGGGTTGTGCCGTAGCCTTCCAAGCTACTGAAGATGGGTTCGAATCCCACCGTCCGCTCCACTAAAGGTGATCAATGCAAGAGTTATGTTTTTGGCAAGATAAAATAAAAGATATACCTATTTGCATTGATCTCGTTAGTAACTACGAACAGATTAAAAAAGAAATCTTAGAGTTCGTAAGCAACCCAGAAAATTTAAACGACTACCCGAAATACGAAGTCAGTATGAACAACAGATCATATTTACTTTACGACAATTATTGGAAAGCAGTTCCTATGTCTCGTTTCGAAAATGAGTATATAGAATTGAAGTCTAACATTATCGAACAGAATTATGTACAAACTTTGATCAAGAAAGCCAAGGCTGCTTGCCCAACTGTTGACAAAGTGATACAACCTCTAGAAAGAAAAAGCGTTCTCGCCAATTCATTTATAAGTAGGTTGTTACCAGGAACAGTGATCCACCCACACGTTGGACACTCTAAAGATTTTATGAGAATACATTTGGGTATTGTATGTGATCCTGAATGTAAGATAACAGTTGGTGATGAAACTCAAACATGGCAAGAGGGAAAGCTGATTGCCTTTAAAGACGGCGGACCTTACACACACAGTGTTGTCCACAATGGAATCTCTGAGAGAATAATTCTTTCAGTTGATATAAAAACAAAATACCTAGAAATGTACATGGGAAAAAATTATGGCACAGGAATTCAACATTGAAGAAGTCAAGGAATTTATCCATAACTCTTCAAGCACATCCAATATTTACATTGGAGCCGATAGTGAACGCTATCGTGGTAGGGATAACCAGTGGTATGCTGACTACACAGTTGCTATTGTTGTTCATCTTGATGGCTCACGTGGGTGTAAAGTTTTCGGACAGGTAACAACCGACCGTGATTACGACAAGCGTCATGATCGTCCATCGTATCGTCTGATGAACGAAGTGTATCGTGCATCACAGATGTATCTAGATTTGTTTGATTCGATTGGCGACCGTCATTGTGAAGTCCATCTTGATATCAATCCCGATGAGCTTCATGGTTCTTCATGCGTTATCCAACAAGCTACTGGTTATATCCGTGGCATGTGTGGGTTCGCGCCGAAGGTTAAACCTGAAGCATTCGCTGCATCATACGCAGCTGATAGATTGAAGGAAATCCTTGCATGATGAAGAAGCAAATTAAAGGGTTCGTAATCGTTCCTCCTGGTGATGCGGCGTGGAAACTCGGATACTGGACATTTGCTCCTACTGCTAGCGAAGCATGGTATAGAAAACTAGGACACGAGGTGCACGATATCGAGCGTCCTCGTGTTATTCAAGCATGGCATGACAAAGGGCATAGACTAAGAGAAGCAACACTTACCATTCATCCTGGCGAGGATGAACTTGAGGCCAACAATGGTAAACCTTCCAATCCTAGTGTACAGCAAGCAACTGATACAAAGTAACACCCATTCACATAGTTATGAAGAGGCATACTACGAAGAACCAGAAGAACCTCCAATAGAAACTGTAATCAATAAGGTTGACATCAAAGAAAAGATTATGGATTATCTAGGAGCTGTGCTTTCTAGATGCTGGTTTGATAAAAAACTTATGAGGGATTTAGAATACAACCCTCATAAAGCTTTGCGAAGTATAGGTATACTGTTACCGAATGACTTAGACGTAAAGCTGGAGAAGTTAAATAAAGAAAGGCCAAGATTAATTATCTATGAGTATAACAAAGAACGAACTTTCCGTAAGCGTATTTGTTTTCTTCAGATGATTATGTTGGCAGGAAATTAAAGGAGATTAGCGCGAGTAGCTTAGTGGCTAAAGCCGACCGCTCATAACGGTCTGATCGGGGGTTCGAGTCCCTCCTCGCGCACCACCATTCAATGCAAAAATTAATAATAACTATACTTAGTTTGTTCTTAATTGGCTGCGCTACAGATAGTGCCATCAGCGACACTCCAGAAGAACACCACAAACTAAATACTATTTACCAAGGTAATGCAACTTGGTACTCATCGGGTCACATAACTGCCAGCGGGAAAAAGTTTAATCCCAATGAATTGACTGTGGCTCATAGGACGTTACCGTTCGGTACTATTTTAAAATTGATTAACCCTGAGAATGGTAACAGCATCAAGGCTGTTGTAACTGATAGAGGACCTTTTAAAAAGGACAGAGTTCTCGACGTTTCAAAAAGTGGAGCAGTTGCGCTAGGTTTTTACAAGAAAGGCAAAGCAAAACTGCATTATGAAATTATGGAACAGCCCCAATAAAAGGAAACAAAATGAAGAAGATTATTTTAGTTGTAGCGCTCGCGCTATTGCCATTCGCTCTTGCGAATGTTGCTGAGGCAAAGCCAACCAATGAGAATACTCAGCATTCTGATACTGTTGTAACAGTTAAAAAGAAAATAGTTAAGAAGCATTATAAAAGAAAAAAAGTAGTAGCAAAAAAAGTAGCACCAGAAAAGAACGCATTCCTACGTTGCGCCACACTAGATTTAACTTGTGGCAAACCAGCTGCAGTAGTTGCTACTAATACATTTGTATCAAATGATGAAGAAACTTCTGCTAGTTACTGGCGTAAAGAGTACGAAAGAAACAATCCTATTGCTAAGCCATCAGTAAAGCTGGTAGATTCAAGAGTAGAAGCTCGTAAGAAATGCTCTTGGTTTACTTGTGAGAATGGTGTGTTTATGGAAGCAAAACGTTGGGAAGGTAAGACAGCTGGTAGCAACAAACAAGAGCTAAAGAACTTGTTCGTTGATGGCAAAGTTCCACCAATTGATCCTGCCCGTATCCCATGGTGCGCAGCTTTTGCTAATGCCATTCTTAATCGTCAGGGATATGAAGGAACAAAGAGTTTGATGGCTCGTTCTTTCCTACACTGGGGAACTAAGACAACCAATCCTGAAGAAGGT